CAGCGGCGCTGCGTCCAGCCCCTTCAAACGTGGCCTTCATTGCCAGTTTCAGCGCTTCCAGGTCTCCGGCGGCCTTCACCGCGCCAGCGCCTATACCTATAATTGGAATAGACACTGCAAGCGATAATTTGCGGCTCAAATCAGATAGGTTGCCAGTAGCAGTCTGCATAGCGCGCTCGGCCTTGCGTATTTCACGCTCAAGGCCGCGAATATCCGCGCCAATCTCAATTTTTAGACTACCTATTGTTCCGACCGCCATCCGTATTTTTCTGCTAGAACTTGGTTCGCATCATTGTTGAATTTTTCGAGCAATTCAGGGTCAACCGTTGCCCACTTGGTTGTTTTTGTGGCTTTTTCAAGCCAAGGGAGGGGAATTATTTCCTGCGGTGATACGCGGTTTTTAGAGTGCGGCGCAAAAATGTACGTTGCCAGTATTTGCGCCTGCTCCCAGCCTGCACGGTACGCCATCAGCCTGTTTTCGTCAAAGCCTTTCCAAGCCTGACTAAAATAAGCGGGGGTGCTGTACCAAAACTGCTGCTCACTCCATCCCATAGCCCCGGCGGCTTCCATCATGGCCGGCCAGTCGTAGTCTAAGACTTCGGCTTTTTTTTTGCGGGGTCTGGCGCGTCGGTAGGTACATCGTTGCCAGAGGCGATGAAAATCGCATCTGCAAACATGTCTATAACCTGCTTCAATGCAGCGGGCGAAGTGTCAAGCCACATGGACACCTGATCTACTGTAAACTCGTCAGTTTGCACCCTCTGGAACTCTTCGCCAACCCGCAAAGCCATGTAGACCACGTCTGCAATGGAGGAAAAATCGCCCTTAGCAATTTCGCCACACACATCGATAGACGTGATCCCATGATCGCGCTTTAGCCTACGAAAAACCGTATTACCAAAAAGGATTGGGCGAATCTTGCCGCCCAGTTCAATTGAATTGAGCATACTTTATGGGTATGTTGCTTTAGTAAGCTGTCCAGTGCCTTGCAAAGTGAAGCTGACCGTCACGTTTTCGTTTTGCGTTGGCGAACTCAGCGACCATTCAGTCACCAGGGCGTTACCGCTCCACTTGGTATCGCCTGTTACGCCAGTGCCATATACAAATGCGACAAGCGTTTGTCCGGCAGCGATGTCGTAAATATCCTCGCCGCCATTGGCCGCGTCGTATGAAAACAGCGCTTCGCCGCTCATTGTCCACGTGGTATTTGCATACAAGAATTCATCCCATTGCCCGGAATCTTTGCAGGTGGTTTGGCGTGTTCCGTTGGTAACGGTCAACTCTGCGTTTGTTTGGCAGGTGATGGCGACAGGTGTCGCCCCTGACCAAAGCCGCATTAATTTGGTATTAACTACTCCAGTTGTAGGCATAGCGTTTTGCGTGTTTGTTTGTTTGTTTTAGATAGTGCAGGCCGTCGAATCATAGCCCTTCATGCGGGGCTTAACCCCGTCGGCAGCAGCCTCTGCTTCGCCGTCTGCGATAAGTTGCACGGCTGTGGCCTCTTCAAGGTCAACAACCGACCCGGCAAAAAACTGCTTATCGTTTATCAGCCTTGGTTTCAGTAGTTTTATCTTCATTGCCCGGTTTTGTTTTGGCGACTTTGGCTTGTGCCTTGAATGCGGCTTGCTCGTGGGTCGTTTCAACTGCCTTGCCCTCAGCGATCAGAGCGCGAGCGGTGCTGTCCTCGACATCAACGACTTTGCCAACTTCCAATATCTTATGTCCAATGTCAAGCGGCTTTAATAGTTCAATAGTCATTTTTTTGGTATTGATTTGTTATGTAATTGCATAATTGCCAGCTCAAGCCTTCGCAACACAGCCCCACGGGCGCTTTCATAAGCAGGGCGCATAAATGGTTGAGCGGACTGGTTTGATGTGCCGTACTCTACCATGTGGGCGTAATAGCCGTCACTGATTGATTTACCAAACACTTTGCCTTTACGCACAACCGGACCGACATACACATTTTTTGAGCGCCTCAGTTTTTTTAGAATCTGCACAGATCCTTTCAAGTTGCCAGGGTGGTAGGTGGCCACAATTCGCCCGCTACCTTTTGGGCTTCGCCTACTCTGCTTCGCGTATCGATAGTGTACCGCTGCTCCTTTTGGCGCTTTTTGTTGCGCCGCCTGAATGATTGGCTTTGCCGCGTATTCAAGAATCTGCTTGCGCTTTTCGCTGTCCTGGAACGCCCGTAAATAGCGCTGCATGTTTTCCGAAATGATGCGCATCTGTGAGTTTAATGACTGGCTCATGCGATCAACTTTATTAGTACGCCCTTTGATTCTGACACGTGGTCGCCCGCCGCGTGGTAATATTGCCCATATTCCAAGCCAGCCAATAAGGCCGCTTCATCACTTTCAAAAATACCCCCAATCAATTGCTCTGGAATCATTACCGCCGGGTTACGCGAATACCTGATTTTGTAGTCACTTGCCCGGTGAAACACCTTTGGCTCTTCCTCGTATAAATCCACACTTCCTATGTACTCTACCAGGTCAAGCCCGTGTACAACCGCCCCAACCAACACCGTGCCTCGATAGTAATCGATGGCCGCCCGTATGGCATCATCTGAGCGCTGCGCGTCGTTGTAAGTGAAAGCGAACGAGCTGACTTGCAGCATGATCGTATCTTCACTCGAAACCCCGCTTTTTGTGTTGTTCCCACCGCTCGAAACGATGTGCATTTTGACCGCTGGATAAATAGCAGATTGCGGTAATATGACAGGGTAAACCCGCTGCCCAACTATCGCCGCCGCCGTTGCGTTGTCGACAATTAACTGCCTGATTGCCCCTGTTATATTCATAGCCTGCGCTCTGCTTTTATTTCGTGGTACAACTTCCTTCCAACCTCCGCAATAGTGGTGATGTCATACTGCTCTTCATCAATGGCGATCCGGTAACGCTCGTTTAAGCCTGGGTAAAACCGGATTGTAATCACCGCCACACGCCGAGCTGTTTCCTTTGCAGCCATCACAATTTCAACACTGTTGCCATCATCCCATTCAACTTTTGCAAACACGGTAGCCGCCACCGCGAACGTTTCTACCACGCCGCCCGTATCGTCAACCGCCTCAGACGGCACAAGCAATTGAACCCTGCGATCCATTTGCCCCGGGTCTAATTTATGCTCCAGCATTATCGCAGTTTTATTTGTCGGATTAACTGCTCAGTGCGCCGCACCGTGTTTCGTGACGTCCTTGTTATTGGGTCTGTGCGGCGCTCATAATCGTGCGAAACGATAAACCGGATATACATCTTTGCTACATCGAACACCCGTGCATCACCTGAAGGCGAAGCGCTGTAAGTGACCTTAATTGCATTCGGCACGGGTTCGGTAGATGGTAACGTGTATGAATCACGCGGTACAATGCGCGAAGGCTCGCTAACCATGTCGACCACGTAATTTGACGCGGCAATTGGCGTGTAAACGCTCACATCTGGCGCACCGCTGGCGACATACGCAACCGATCCAACCGCCACAACAGGCGACAAAGACAGGTTTATCAAACCGGATTCAGGCCAACTATCAAAGAACTCCTCCACAGTATGAGCAGCCAGGGCGCGGCCTGTAAGTAATTCGGCTTGCGCCCTGGCGCTCGTAATCATTGCCTCGATCAGCACATCGTCTGCTGAATGTTCCACCCTCAAAAAGGACTTCATTTCAGCGAGTGTAAGCGGCTCAGTTGCCGTTGTCGATGTGATTTTGTATGGCATTTATCGTTTTTCTACTGGTACTTTTTTTGTAGCAGTTTCGGCTGTTGGTGACACCGGAATTGCAAGCCCGGCGGCAATCAGCTTCTTTGCTGTTTCTTCGGTCACGTTTGCCTCTTCGCCTGGCGAATAAGCCAGTAGAAACGGCGGACTAATGACCACCCCGGTAATAATGACTTTCACCATTATACCAGCGTAATTTCGTCGCACTTGGTGAACGATGCCGCGTGGCGAACGCCCAGGTCGTACCAAGAATGCACGATCACCTCAACAAGTGCCTCTTTGGCCTTAGTGTAAGGGTTCATCATCAAATCAAGGCCGCCCCATTGTGCGATCATCAACTCCGCCCAGTTTCCAAAGATGGCAGCGTGACAAGTGCCAACGCTTGTGCCTTTGGTAAGGGTTGAAGGCAGGAAGTTGGTAGCCATAGCTTTGTAGCCATTCACCAACGCGTCGCGGTTCGCGCCTTCCCATACAAAGCCGTTGCCGGCAACGTCGCGCTTTGTGGTTTTCAACAAGCCAGCAACGCCAGGCGTGAACAGGTAACCAAGGCTACCCATGTCAGCGTTGTCGATTGCCGCCTCTGTCTCAAACTGCACAACGTGTGCCCACGTGAGCAGACCGCCGTTTGCGCCAATGGTGATGTCGTTCAAACCAGCCTGCGTAAGCAAGCCAGTAGGCTGACCGGACGCGCCCGTACCAGAAATGCAAGCCGTTTCCAGCAGGTTCATTACCGCACGATTCAAGCGCTCGCGTACAAAGTTTTCCATAGCAATGGAGGTTTGTACGAGGTTCTGCTTTGACACGTCGGTGAAAGCCGTCACCCGCTTCGGGGTCATTGACAGTTTGTCAAAGGTTGGCGTGGTTTCGGTTGAAGTCACGTTTTCAGTGGTCGCCCAAACCGCCGTTGCAGACGCGTCATTGCGAGGAAAATCGATGTTTCCCTGCATACCTGGCAAGTAGGTAGCGCCCATTTGAAGCACCGACAAGCGGGGGTCAAGGAACGGAATGAGGTCTTGCAATTCGTTTGCAATGGTGTGGCCGCCCGTGGTGGTGGTGGTGGCAGTGATGTCACGCGCTTCGCCGCGCTTTGTGCTGTTGAAACCAACAAAGGACGCTGGCAGCGTGAAATCGCCCGTACCTGCACCTGGCAAGCCAAGGGCGCGGGCTTCGGTTTTTCCTTGCTCGTTCACTTCCTTTGCAAGTCCATCGTATTGTCCACGGCTCGAAAACTGCGAAATAGCAGAGGTGATACGGAATTCTTTGGCGATTTTCTCCGGGTTGTCGCCCGTGCGACCCTCAGCAACAAGGGAGACGCTGATTTTTGCGCCGTCGGCGGCGGTTTTGGTTTGGTTTGCAAAGCGTTGTTCATTCACAAGCAATTGCACCGCCTCCACGTCGGATTCAGCGAGCGTCAACTCTTGTTTTGCCGCATCAAGCCCGCTGCGATCTTCGGCGGCATTCCACGTGCCGTCTTCCACTTTTTTGGAAAATGCGGTTATTTTGGCGCGGGCTTCGGTTACAGCTTCGCGGGACTCTGCAAGCCGCTCTGCTAATGTTTTAGTAGCCATAGTGTTTGTTTGTTGTGTGTTTTGTTATATGCATTGAAGTTCCGCAGCGATCAATTCAAGTTCACGCTTTCGCGCTTCATCGGTGGGCTGTTCGGTTGTTTCGTATGATCTTTTTGCGGCGGTTGTGTCTGGATTGGCCGGATATGTCACGGGTGATGCGTCTTGTACCAGGCGAACATCTGTGATGGTTCGGTGATCCTTGCCATTGCGGCGCGTCCAAGTATCGCCGCCGCCGCTTGGTGTTTGGCGGGTGAAAAAAGCCCACGAGCTTTGATCTATGTCGCCACGCTCCAAGGCCACGCGCACCGTTTCACCGACAGGTGAAGCAGGAAGCGAGCATCGATACCACATACCAACATCATCAAGGCCAACCTCTGCTGTGCCTGATTTTGTGCGGCCTAGCACCTGGTTTTTGTCGTGGTTGAACAAGATTCGCACGTCTGATAAATCAGCGTTGTCGAGTGAGCCGCGCTGTATTGATTCGGTGAACCAACCCATATCATACGCCACATCATATTTTAGCGCATACCCAAATACCTCCGGCGTATTGTCATCGCGCTTTCTAAGTTCGGCTTTTCCGGCGCATGCGCGGCGCTCACTTACTGGCTGCTGGTTGCTTGTCTCCTTCATTGTCTGTTTGTGTGTCTGTTACTTTGTCGGTTTCAGTATCTTCTTTAACCTCGCCTAACCTGTTCAACTGAATCATATTGACTTGCGCCAAAAGCTCGTCGCCACCCTCCATTTTGTTCAATTTAAAGAAGCGACGGCGCACCTCGTTCGGGGTCATTACTGAGTTTGGAATCACTGAGGTTATCAGCTTTGCAATAGCCTCAGTGTCGCCACGGATTGAGGATTCTACATCGAAGTTGAAGAAGTGGCTACCCCTGCGCACCTCTGAAGGGCTGAATAGCTTTGTAGATAGTTCCTGCTCCAATTTGACCGCCCACGGGTTCACACAGTGCGAGATGTAATCAGCACTCTGTTGCTCCATGTTTGTGAATGTGCTGTGTGAATTTTCAGCAAGCATGTGAAGTGGTACGCCTGTAATCTGGCTTACCTGTTCTGCTGTTAGTTTGGCGAAGTCTGTTAAGCAAGCATCTGCCATTGTTTGTCCAATGCGCTCGAACGACATTCCGCCGTCAAAAAATGGCATACCCCCGGCGTTTGATACGCCCCTGGCGCTCTGCACCCGCCGCTGAATAGCCGTGTATTCAGAATCACCAATTATTTCCGGGCGCGTCAAGAAGCCGGGGCTATGCACCCCGTTTTTGAAAAACTCGGACGGGAAATCAATAGCCGAAAGAGCCGACCCAAACACTTCTTTATGAATAAGCGACACGCGCCGCCCGGTAATGGCGTCCACGGTAATAAACCCCTTAATGTGGATCACATCTGAAGTAGGCAGCGTGACCAGTACCGACGTATTGCCGGACATGTACGCCACACGGTACACCATTTCGCCGGAAGGCAGGTAGTCAATCGCCACAGCGTTACTAGGCAGCAATTCAACACTACCAGGCCGCCCGGTGTAATCATCCCAATGAATGCGGGCATAGCCATTGCCTAAGCAGGCGTTAGCTACAAGCCCCTGAATGAAGTCGTATTTTGTGTAGTTCGGGTGTGGCCGGCCACTAAACAACGCATGCACCGGGTGTCCAACCGCCTCATCGTGCCCGCGCTCCGTTTTTCGCAAAACGCCGCTATCCATGGAGGCCATCGAGCTGGATATGCAGCGCACAGCCGCCCAAAAGGGAGGCACAGCCATTGCGGTCGCATCTGTGACAGTTGCGCCGCTCTTTGAGGGGGAAAAGAAAGGGAGTGGATCACGCAGCCCGTAACTACGCGCCTCGCCTTGTGGCGAAGTGCGCTTTTGCGGAAATAACCAGGAAAGTGTTAACGGGTGCGCCAAATCTTAGGATTTGCCCCAAAAATATAGCTAAAAAAAGCCAATACCATTCGCCTGAAGTGAACTAGTGACCGAACTTAAACACTATTAATTCAGGCAGTTCCCGCTTTTGCTCTTTAGCCTTCGCTTTCTCAAAGGCTGTATAATTTGTGAAGCGCCGCAAACCTAGTGGTAGTTCGCCTTCCAGGCGCTCCCAGGCAGCCCGAACCCCCATTTCGGGCGCTAATTCTCTGAAGCGCTCAAAGTACCCGTCATTTGTCAATAATCGGGCTTTTTGCTCAAATTCCGTGTCTTTCATGCTAAAAAGTGATTAAATCAAGGCTTGTTAAATATGATTCTTTGCGCTCAGGCGAAGCGGCGTAAACCCCTTCAGCAATTAGCAGCGATATGATACCATCAATACTGGCAGACTTTGCAGATTTATCAAGCATTCGCCCGCCCCCCGAGTTTGTTTTCACCGACGCATTTCCCAGCATCCATCGCGCTATGG